GAACTCCAGAGGTTTAAGAGCGAGTGCGTTTCGTACGTAGCGGCGCGTGCCACAGTGATAGCACTACGAACGGTAGTTGAATGCTATACTGGTGCCAAGCGCCGAGTTTACGAGCGTGCTTTAACCAGCCTTTTGCGCAAAAGTCTCACCCGCAAAGATGCAGAGTTGCGTCCTTTCACAAAGTTTGAGAAGCAATGTTTGTTGAAGGCTCTGCGGTTGATTAATCCGCGTAGCGCCCGTTTCAACCTCGTATTGGGTAGGTACCTCAAGAAGTCAGAGAAGCTGTACTTTGAGGCTATTAACGAGGTGTGGGGTGCTAAAACTGATCACACAGTCATCAAAGGTATGGATAGTTTCGCATCTGCGGCAGTTTTGAAGCAGAAGTGGGATAGGTTCCGTAACCCCGTAGCCCTCGGGCTCGATGCCACCAAGTTTGACATGCACGTTAGCGTGTCGGCCTTGCGTTATGAGCATGAGTTTTACAACGAGGTTTTCCAATCAGACGAGCTGAGCACGTTGTTGAGTTGGCAACTCCACAATAAGGGCGTGGCGTACTGTAACGACGGGACAGTGCGCTTTGAGATGCCCGGTACGAGGTCTAGTGGTGACCTCAATACGTCGCTCGGTAATTGCATCATCATGTGCTCATTGATTTGGGCCATGTGCAAGCAGTTGGACATTGTATCTGAGCTAGCCAATAACGGGGATGATTGGGTGTTGATGTTGGAGCAAGAGGACTTGGAGAGAGTGTTGAAGTATGTGCCAGAGTATTTTGAGCGCGTTGGATTCAGGATGACCGTTGAAGCACCTGTGTGGACCTTTGAGGAGATTGAGTTCTGCCAGAGCCACCCTGTGCTGTTGAAGAATGGTTGGTGCATGGTGCGGAATGTACGCACATGCTTGAAGAAGGATCCGATGTGCCTCATCCCTGTCCAGAATGACAGGGTCTGGCGCAAGTGGTTGGGGGCCGTAGGGGAGTGTGGACTGGCGGCGGTGCCAGGATGTCCAGTACTTCAATCGTTCTATGGAGCGTTCGCGCGATCCGGCATGAAGTCGCGGAAACAATTCCAGGAACACATCTTTCGCAATACGGGAACGTTAGAGCGGTGTACTAAGATCAGGGATTCAGAGATCACTGATGGTGCGCGCGCCTCGTTTTACCGTGCGTTTGGCATAACCCCCGATTACCAACTCGCTCTCGAAGAGTATTTTGACGCCTTTGTGATCGAAAGTCTGAACGCGGAGTACGTGCGTGATGGGCTGGTGGAGAACCAGCCACCCGTATTCCTAAGGCACCTATAATGAACAGACATTCAGATAACAAGACAAACGCCATGACAAAGAAAGTTGTGGTAAACCTCAAACGAAAGACGAGCCAGCGTGCAGCTCCGAGAGCACGCAATGCAGCGACCAACAAGGAGATTGGATTTGTCGGCAACGCCCTGCGCACACTTGGTTCACTAGGTGGCGGAGCATTAGGCGGATATGCCGGCGCACCAGCTGCTGGGTCAGCTATTGGTAACAGCCTTGGAGCGGCTGTGTCGAAATGGCTTGGGTTCGGCGACTATGAGGTCGCGCAGAACTCAGTGGTCAAGAAGGCGAGTACTGGAATCCCCATGATGCATAAGGAGGGTCAAACTGTGACCATTCGGCATCGTGAGTTCATCTCCACCATTAAGAGCAGTGTGGGCTTTGTGGTGAGTGATAGCTTCCAGCTCAACCCGGGTAACTCTAAGACGTTCCCGTGGTTGTCAACGATTGCCTCCAGTTTTCAGGAGTACAGGTTTAAGGGAATTGTGTTTCACTACATCCCAACCAGTGGCAATGCGATTTCTGGCACAAGCCCCTCGTTGGGTAGTGTCATGATGCAGACAAGCTACCGGGGCAATGATGCCCCTCCCTCCACGAAAGCAGAACTGCTGAACGAGTACTGGTCTGGTGAGGCCGTCCCATCGGAGACGTTTGCCCACCCGATCGAGTGCGATCCCAAGGAGACACCTATGAATCTGCAGTACGTGCGTACTGGTGAGCTTCCAGCCACCGACTCGCGGCTGTTCTATGATTTGGGTGTGACGCATCTCGCTACACAAGGCCAATTGGCAGCAGACAACGTACTTGGTGATCTTTGGGTCACGTACGAGGTCGAGCTTAAGAAGCCAATTGTTAGTTCAAATGTTACCAGCCGTGTGATTTATGGTGAAGCGTGGAGTTCCTCGCCACCTGTGTCGTTCGGCCAGATTTTCAACACCCTGGGTAATTACAAGGGTGCTCTGAGCTTTACTGGTGCTGGCAACACACTCACATTCGCAGCTGGCACACGTGGTACATACATGGCAGTATTTTATATATTCGGGGTCGCTTTGAACCTCACATCGCCGACGTATACACGTGTGAATAACGTCCAAGCTACCGGTCCAGGTGGATATACCACTATGATTGCACCAACGAGTGCGTCAAACTCCACCTCGATGACTGCAACTTACTTTCGCGTCATTGATCCATCGATACCAACCACCCTGCAAGTGGCTTGGGCTGGCACTAGTACCAGCATTTCGGAGATCGATGTCGTGATCACACGCATCGGCGAATAAACGCCGGATGGTCCCCAAGTCGGTTGATGACCGCACCTGCGTGGGTTAAATTATCCAAACCAG